TTTTGTATATCTCTTCTAGTAATAAAATTAATGCCTGTTCCTTTCCTTCCCCATCTACCTGAACGTCCAATTCTATGGAGGTAATTATGAATATCTTTTGGAATATCAAAATTAATTACTACTCCAACTTGCTGAATATCGATGCCTCTAGATGTAACATTTGAAGAAATGAGAACTCGAGATGAACCTTTTCTGAAATCTTTAAATACATTTTCTCTTTCAAATTTAGTCATATTACTGTGAATGCAGCAAACTGGAAACCCATCTTGTTTCATTGCTTCATATAAATCAATAACTCTTTTGACGCTATTAGAATAAATAATACATTGTGATACCGAAATATGTTGATATAAATCTTTAAGAGTGAGATATTTTTCTCTATCATCATTTACGGCAATATAGTATTGTTTAATACCTTCTAATGTGAGACTCTCTTTTTTAACACATATTTTGACTGGATTTCTCATAAATTTATCCGTAATCTGAAAAATATTTTCAGGTAATGTTGCGCTAAATAATACAATTTGAACATTTTTATTCAAGTATCTAAATATATTATATACTTGTTCTTTAAACCCAGAAGATAACATTTCGTCAGCTTCATCTAGAATAACAATTTTAATTTTATTAGCATTAATGTGTCGTCGTTTAATCATATCGTAAACTCTTCCTGGACATCCAACAATAAAATGAGGCGTATTATTACGCATTTCTTGAGCATCTTCATCAATTGAAGAACCTCCAACAATAGTTTTAATACGAATTCCAGTCATCATACTAGATAAACATTTAATAACATCTGTAATTTGGTGCGCAAGTTCATGCGTGGGCACTACAATAAGAGCCTGAGTTGAGTTTTCTGAAATATCGATTCGCGATAAAGCTCCTATTGTAAAAGAAGCCGTTTTGCCTGTTCCAGATTGCGCTTGAGCAATTAAATCAAAGCCTTGTAAAATAGGATGAATTGATTTGCTTTGAATGGGACTTGGTTTTTCGAATCCATAAGAATAAATGCCTCTTAACAAATTAGGATTTAATTCTAATTCATCCCAATTATTAAAATGATGAACATAAGTTTCGTTTGAATTAGAATTAGCGTCTGGATTAGCGTCTGGATTAGAATTAAGATTAGTGTCTGGATTAGAATTAAGATTAGCGTCTGGATTAAAATCAGGATTATTATTCATTTCTTTATTTAATTTAACGGACATTATATATAATATTATTATATGTTAGTTTTAAGTGTATTTAAATTAAATATTATATTTAAAAAAAAATTGATATAAATAATAAACGACATAAATATAGTATAAATATACAATGACATCTACAATGAAATATAATCTTAACCAAATTACTAACATTTCGAATAATGGTTTTCATTATGAAATTCCTGAAGATGTTTTTGAGATAATTAATTATTTATGTATACAAGTAGGAAGCTCTACTATTAATTCTTGTGTATTTACAAAAACAAATTCGCCTACAAACGGAATTGTAAATGATTTTAACTCATCTTATGGTTTAAATAAAAATAATAAAAAAAAACGTGGCAATAAAGGAATGGAAATTAGTAACGACGATTGGGAAAGTATTAGAACTTTTCAAACGACTAAACTGGAACAAAATACAGGAGTTGATAGTGATATAAATGCGCTGCGTTTATATCTTAATAAATTAACTGATAAAACATTTTTAGAAACGAGAGAAAAAATTATTGAAAAAATTAATACTTTTTGTAGAAATTCAACAAATATAGAAGATGAGATAAAGGTAGGAACAATGTTATATGAAATATGTTCAACGAATAAGTTTTATTCAAAAATATTCGCTGATTTATTTGCTGAACTGGCATTAATGTATAGCTGGTTAAACGATATATTCAAAGTAAATTATGCTAATATTATGGAGCAATATAATAATATTCAATACATAGATTCTGATAAAGATTATGATGGATTTTGTGAAATGAATAAGACAAACGAAAAACGCAGGGCAATAACAACATTTTATTATAATTTAGCATTAAATGGGTTTATTAAAAAAGAAGATATAGTAAATATACTGAAAAATATTCTCATTTCAATTATGAATATGATAAAAATAAATGATAAAAAAAATGAAGTAGATGAATTAACTGAAATAGTAGGCATTCTATTTAATAAAGAAATGATTGAAGAAGTTGATGATGAATCAGAAAATTCAGATGATTATTATGTATTAGACCAATCGATACTAGATACTGTTAGCAGTTTAGCTCAAAAGAAAGTGAAGGACTATCCTAGTTTATCTAACAAAGCAATTTTTAAGTATATGGACCTTGTAGAAATGTAAATGTAGAAATGTAATATAGAGATGTAATAATGTAAAACAATTTAAATATAAAAAGAATAAATTATATATTTGAATGGATAAATTAGATGATAATATAACTTTTTTTCTTGATGATAATAATACAGATAATAATGATACAGATAATAATGATGAAATAACAAAAATGATGGATGAATTTAATAATTTAAGTGACCCAGAAACGCAAATGGATAATCAATATTTTAACTTATGGGATTATGAAGATGAAAAATATAATAATTTAAATGATGATTTTTTAAATGAAAAAGAATATACTATAAAGGATTTGCTAAAAATATGTAGTTATTATGGTATAGATAAAAATGTCAAAATGTCAAAATGTAAAAAACAAGATATAATTGCTACGCTTATTTTTTTTGAGAGCTTGCCTGAGAATTTTCATATAGTTCAAAAAAGAAATAGAATGTGGCAATATATGAATGAGTTATCAAATGACCCAAAAATGAAACGCTTTATAATTTGGAATTAATTATAATTTCTTACAATATTGTATTCTTATATTATAATATTGTAAAACTAATAAAATATTAAATCTATCTCTAATTTATATATAAATGGTAGTATCTAGATTAGACAATACAATAAATTATCCTGAACTTAAAAGGGTAGAAGTAGAAGATTTAGGTAAAGAATCGAATCTTTATGAAGTCGAAATTAAAAATTTAAATGTAATTGTAGCGATAGGTAGTCCAAAAAATACATTTGCAGATAAAAATGTCACATATTTTCCAATTTATTTAGTTAAGCATAATAATAAAGTGTTGCAAATAGGTGTATATGAAATACCTTCAAGTAATATGCTTGATTATGTGGACGAAGATTCATTAATAGATGTTGAAAGATTAAACGAACCTTTGATTTTTAGTTTTTCTACTAAAGATATGATAGAAAAGCTAAGAAAAATTCCTAAAGAAGATGAAAAAGAAGGAGAAAGAGAAAAAGAAGAAATGAAAAAAGAAAAGGAAAGAGAAAAGATAAAAAAAGAAGTAAAAAAGAAAAAGGAGGAAACCGAAATACTTATTCCACAAATAAGAAAGGATATTTTTACAGCAAGAATTGGAGCAATTATTCCTGAATCTTTGAAAGAAGAAACTGATAAAATTGCGAGAGATTATAGGCAGAAGTATCATGAAAGCGATGATGATAATTGGGTGCAGAAATTTATGAACAATAAAAATTATTCAATAACAGATAATGAAGGTAGCGGTGATTGTTTTTTTGCTACCATTAGAGACGCTTTTCAAACAATAGGACAAGATACAACTGTTAATAAATTAAGAAGCAAAGTATCAGATGATATTAATAGAGAATTTTTTGATGACTATAAAGAACGTTATAATATGTTTACAAAAGAAATAAACGAGACAAGGGCTAAATCAATTCTTGTAAAAAAAGAATATGATGAATATAAGTCAAAATTAGCAACAACATTAGATAGAGAACAACAATTAATTATCCGTGATGCAGCATTAAGACTTAAAAAAGAATTTGATAGATTAAAAAACGAAAACGAATTTGCCAAAGATAATATAACAGAAGTGTCATTTATGAAGGATATAAAATCATTAGACGATATGAAAAAATTTATTCGCACATGTTCTTTTTGGGCTGATGCAAGAACAATAAATATTATGGAAAGATTATTAAATGTTAAATTTATTATTTTGTCAAGTAAATCATATCGCGATGGCGATTTAGATAGTGTATTACAATGTGGAACCGATGTAGACCCAATAATTATTAGTAGAGATGAATTTAAACCTGAGTTTTATATTATAGTAGACTACACGGGAGACCATTATAAATTAATCGGATATAAAGGTAAAAAAATATTTGTGTTTAAAGAATTACCATATGATATTAAACATATGATTATGGATAAATGTATGGAAAAAAATTCAGGTGTATTTTCATATATACCAGATTTTAGAGATTTCAAAAATGGATTAATTTTAAAATCAAGTCAGACGCCAACATTTGATGATTTAGGTGAAGCAAAAATAATGAATTTATATGATGACAACATTGTATTTCAGTTTTATTCAAACTCGGCCGATGACCCTAAACCAGGAAAAGGAGCAGGTGAAAAAATACCTTTAAATGCTATGCCTGATTTTGTTAGTTTAGCAAAAATACCAAAATGGAGAAAGAAACTTTCAAATTTTTGGATTCAACCATTTTCTTTGGATAACCATAGATGGTCTTCAGTAGAACATTATTATCAGGCCTCAAAGTTTAAAAAAGATAATCCTGAATTTTATTTATCATTTAGTTTAGATTCTGGAACAGAATTATCACAAAAACCAGAAATGGCGAAAGCGGCTGGTGGAAAAAGCGGAAAATTCAAAGGAGAGCTACTTAGACCAAAAACGGTTATAATCGACCCAGATTTTTTTGGTTCGAGAGCAACTAAAGAAATGAGCTTAGCACAACAAGCTAAATTTACCCAAAATGAAGATTTAAAACAGCTTCTTTTGTCAACAAAAAATGCAAAATTGGTTCATCATGTAAGAGGTAAAGAGCCAGAAGTGTTTGATAATTTAATGATAATTCGTAATAAAATAGTTCATGGAGAATTTTAATGGAGAAAAAAAATAATATAATTAAATTATATATGTGTGAATATAGCGAAAACGAAGAAAATAAATCAAATATTAACGAAATATCTCTAGAATTTGAAAATTTTATTAAAGGAGAAAAAAAAGTTATTGGTGAAAATACAGATGATGTAATAATTCCCACATTTCTAAATTTACTTGAAATTTTTTTGACCGAAGATGTAAGTAAATTGAGTAAATTTAATATAAAACTTACTCCTGATATACAAAAATATTTTTTAATAATATTTAAAAAATCTCCAGAATTATTCAAATCAATTGAAGAAACAATACAAAAAATAATTTTAGACAATAAAATTAATACTAAGGATATTCCAAATATTATAATGTTAGTTCATAATGTATATGATATTATTTACAAAAATAAAGATTTTGGTCATGTAAATCCTTATGAAGTTATAAAAACATTATTACATTTAGCATTCGTTGTATATATTGAAACTAACAAAGTTGAAAATTCTCAATTGTTAATAGATATGTTGTTAAATATAATTGATTCTTCTATAGAGTTAATTAAATTATCACCAATAAAAAGTAATAAATATAAATGTATGAATAAATTATTTAGACGTTAAATAATGTTATATAAAAATAAATAGAAAAAATAAAAATAATAAAGATTTATTATATAATATAGTATGAAAATAACAAAAGAAAGTAATAAATTAATGTCATTTTTTGTGGAAAATAATTGTTTACTTCCATTAAAACAAACCAAAAAAACAGATTCAATGTTAAAAAACTTATATGATGAAATAAAAAATGGTGTTAGTTATATAAATAGTGTAAAGTCAAAAATGGGTAATTCATTTTATAAATTGAACATAAAACATATAACAAATGTAAAACAAATTTTGAAGCCTGATACATTTCCTCCGAATGCTTTTCCTCCAGAGGTAAGAAAACATATTGACGATTATAGTATTGGTTCATTGTCTTATAGTTTTAATATGTTCGATAGAAATATAACTATTATATTTTTAACAGAAGACGGAAATATTGAAACTTTGTTAAAAACATATAATAATTATGTTGATTATATGTTAGTTTGGTTGTATATAGCAGATATATATTCTTCCAAAAAATGTGCTAACCAATTAAAAATATTTGTATACCATACTAGTTTATTAAAAATATTACCAAGTTCAAACATAGAAATTTTAAACGAGAATAATGTAAATACAGCTTTTACAAGGACGTGTCCATCAGAGTCAGAAATAATTGTGTTCAGAAAAGAAGAGTGGTTTAAATGTTTTATACATGAAACCTTTCATAATTTTGGATTAGATTTTTCAAATATGAATTTAGATGTATGTAATAAAATGATTTTAGAATTATTTTCTGTAAATTCGGAAGTAAATTTATATGAATCATATACGGAATTTTGGGCACGGATAATAAATGCGTTGTTTTGTAGTTTTATAAATATGAAGGATAAAAATGATATTAACGAATTTTTAACAAATGCAGAGTTTTTCATAAATTTTGAAAGAATATTTTCTTTTTTTCAGATGGTAAAAGTATTAGATTTTATGAGTTTATCATATGAAGACTTATATAAAAAGTCATTATTATCGGAGAAACTGAGAAAAACTCTTTATAAAGAAGATACAAATGTGTTATCGTATTATGTAATAACATGTATTTTATTAAATAATTACCAAGATGTTTTGTTATGGTGTAATATAAATAACATAACAATGTTGAATTTTAAAAAGACAAGTAAAAATATAGAAGAATTTTGTAAATTTTTACAAAAAAAATATAAAACAAAAAATATGTTAGATGGAATAAGATGTACTGAAACATTATTATATCGTATTAAAAATACAAAAAGAAAACAAAAGGAACTAACATATTTATTAAAAAATTTGCGTATGACTATATGTGAATTATCATAATATATATTTATTTGTTAGTATATATTATAAAAATGTGCTGGAATAAAGAAGTATCATTAAATACATTTTTGTTTAGTAGTTTTGTGTTAGGACTAATAATGTATAATAATGCTTATACGCAATACAAGATAGATTATTTCAACAATATATATGTATGTATATTTTTTATATCTTTTATATCAATGCAGTTAGTAGAGTATTTTATTTGGGTTAATGTAAATAATCCATTTTATAATAATATATTTACATCATTGGCAACATTAATATTATTATTTCAGCCAATAGCCACAAATCTGTTAATAAATAATAATATAATAAGGAAAAGACTGTTATATGTCTATTTATTATTTATAATATTAATAGCATTTTATAACTTAAATATAAAAAAAATACATTCGAGCATAAGCAAATTAGGTCATCTACATTGGAACGAAGTATTGATTAATAATAATTCAGTATTCACATTAATATGGTCATTTTTCCTTTTATTTCCGTTATTTTATGAAAGATATAATTTGTATTTTATATTTGGTATAGTAACATTTATGATAACAATGTATAAATTTTATAACGATAAATCAAAGGCGTCCACCTGGTGTTGGTTTCTAAACTCTTTAATGATATATTATGCAGCATATTTGTTAGTTTATCTGCCGTTCTTTAAGTAGTTTTACAAATATAATAATTAATAAATATAAAAAAATAGGTTATTGAAAATACACAATAGTTACATTATTTAGTCCAATTTTCCAAAAAGTGTTCCAAATTAGTTTCTTCATTTAAATTTTCAGATAAATAACTAGGATGATATTTTTGCATAATCTTTGGTTCTCTTACAAGTTCCCATAACCATTTTCTAAACTGTTTTTTAAATTTTAAAGAATAATATAATTTACGAAACTTATGTATGATTTTTATCTTTTGCATAATATCATATTTTTCATTAGGTATATCATATATTTCAATATTCGAAATATTTATGGATCTTAAACTTTCATTTAATTCGGGTAAATATGTTAATTTATTGTTGCCACAACATAAATTTTGTAAATTTTCATTTAATTTTGGTAAGTATGTTAGTTGATTATTCATACAACTTAAATTTTGTAAATTTTTATTTAATTCTGGTAAGTATGTTAGTTCATTATTATAACAATATAAATTTTGTAAATTTTCATTTAATTCTGGTAAGTATGTTAGTTGATTAATATGACAAATTAAATATTCTAAATTTTCATTTAATTCTGGTAAGTATGTTAATTGATTATAAGAACAATTTAAATGTTGTAATTTTTCATTTAATTCTGGTAAGCATGTTAGTTGATTATTAAAACAATATAAACGTTGCAAATTTTTATTTAATTCTGGTAAGTATGTTAGTTGATTATTCATACAACTTAATTTTTGTAAATTTTTATTTAATTCTGGCAAGTATGTTAGTTCATTATTATAACAATATAAATTTTGTAAATTTTCATTAAAATTTGGTAAGTATGTTAGTTGATTATCAGAACAATCTAAATATAGTAAATTTTCATTTAATTCTGGTAAGTATGTTAGTTGATTTTCATTACAACTTAAATATTTTAAATTTTCATTTAATTCTGGTAAGTATGTTAGTTGATTATTAACACAATATAAACTTTGTAATTTTTCATTTAATTCTGGTAAGTATGTTAGTTTATTATTAATACAATTTAAATATTGTAAATTTTCATTTAATTCTGGTAAGCATGTTAGTTGATTACTAGAACAATCTAAATGTTGTAAATTTTTAAATCTTGATAAATCAGGAATAACCTTAAGTCCTCTTCCACTTATATCAATTCTTAAAGTATCATCCGGTAAAGAAGCTATGTATGTTTCAATGTTAAATTCCATTTTATTAATTAAATATGTTGATATTTATCATAATATAATTTTTAATTCAATTTTTAATTAAATTTTAATTCAATATACGTATAACTAAAAAGTAAAAAAATAAAATATAATTATTTTTCATTATATTTTCTATGTTGCCAACAATTTAATAATTCTTTGTAACAACTCTTACCGCATTTTTTTCCATTTTTCTCGACTGAACATACATATTTATAAGAACCATTGCCTATTGATTTTTTATTATTTTTCCACGCTTCGCTCGCTCCATCAAAGTCAATATTGACTTCATATTGTTCCATTTTTTTAATTGATTGTATTGCATTCATTTTTATTTTTACTGTATGGGTTTATAAATAAAGATAAACTAACAAATAGTATTTCAATTTTTTATTTTAAATTCAATAAAATTTATAATAAAAAATGATATATTTAATTTAATATCATAATAGATAAAACACATAATATAATAAATGGGAATTAGACATTTGAATCGATATTTAAGGGAAAATTGTCCTCAGTCTATTAAATGTATTAAAATTTCTGAGATTTCATATAAGAAA